GTCTTCTTTTATATAGACCGCTTTGCAAATGCCACGGCGGTGCCATCTGCCACCAGGTTTAAAACGTTTAGCAAGTTTATCTTTCTTGCTCATTGGAACGAGCACCATGGATTTTTTCTTGAGGGCCCAAAATGTACAAGAGAAGCAGCTCCATGCTCCTAAGAACCCATGTGCTCTTTGGGCTAGCTTAACGGCCACACGTACATTCATCTCAGGTTTGTTAACTAAATTAAAGACTCTATCTCCTTCATAAGAGAACTCTTCGCGTATGTCGACTTTTTTCTTCATATTGTTTCTTATGTGATTAGAACCAACTATTACCACATTGTGGTTCGTATTCTTTATTATATTGTCAATAATCGGGACAAATTGGCTAGAGGGCCTGTAAGGCATACGATCTTGTAGTCCAGCAAATGGGTGTATAAAGATGAAGCTCCCTTGGGAAGATATATTACTTACGGTTTCTTTGTCTCTTTGGTTTAGATATATTCCTGGAGGCCTAGAAGGAAGTTTTGATAGTTCTTGTTTGATGTTTTTTATGTTTATATAGCCACCAGCATTACGCTTGAAAATTGGCTTTCCGTCTGTTTGCCACCCATACTCTTCCATTCGGTCTATGTATGGATTATATCTTATAAGTTCTAGCGATTGCAGATTGTGCGTAGAGGACATTACTTTAATTCGTATCTCAGGATGGGCAATTTTGAGTGGTTCAAGCTTATTCCAGAATCTATGACCACCTAAATAATCGTATATTACATCTCCCAGTCCGCCACCAAGAGTTAAATAAACCTTTTTGTATATCCTTGGTGCCTTAGTTCTGGGCTTACAACAGGTTCTGTAGTTGGTCATAGACTGCCTCTACCGGTATGTCCATCATACATCTGGAATAACCATCTATTCTCTGGGTATTTTCGCATTTGTTCAGGGCACTACGCCAACAAGGACTGCAATCCAGGCCTGCTGTTACCACTTTAACCTTGGGGTACCCTTTACATCTGACACTGGGGTCAATAGGGCCGAACAGTGCTACTGTAGGTATACCTAGTGCTGCAGCTATATGAAGGTGAGAGGTATCAGGAGTAACAACAGCTGAACACTGACTAACAATGGCAGCAGCCTTGCGAAAAGAAAACCCACAGGCATCAATTACATGGTTAAAGTCCCATATTCTTTCAGGATCTATAATAACTGTTTGAGTCTTGTTTCTGAGCTTATGCGCCAGTTCTTCATAGTTCTCTATGGGCCAGTTACGGTATTCTTCTGCAGCCCTGAGAACCAGAGCCACTCTTGGTTTGTTTGTCTTTCCTAGAAACTTTTTAGCCCAGTCTATTTCTTCTTTCCTTGGGTAGTACCGTGGCAAAAGGTCAGGAAGATGACTTCTCACGCCTAGTGCTTCGGAAAACACTTCTACTCTGCTCTTTTCTACCTTCTTCTTTGACTTGAGTCTGTTAAACTCATAATAAGCACAGCAAGAAGAGATGTCTATTATCATTTTATACTGCTTGGTGCTCATCTTCTTGCCAGCATCGATTATAGAAGATACCAGGGGAGCATTTTCCACAACTTCATGATACTTTTTCGGTAAAGCATAATGAATATCAGCAGTTGGGTAGGCTTTCTTCAAGGCCTCTATTCCGGTGAGGCTCATTGCAATATCGCCGAAACCACCATGTCGTCTCTTTACGAGAATTGCATGTTTCTTCATCCCTTCGGTCTCCATAGCATGTATCTTTTTAGCCTCACTCTTCTCTTCTAGTTTTAGCATAGTTGCTTTGTATACTGCCTCAGGCTTTATCTTTAAGAAGCAGTCCATGGTAGCTCCAGGTGTCTTGGTACAGGTTGGACGATACCAACAAGGACAGGGGACCTGACATGGTAATCCTGCTAACATGGCCGAAGCGCGACTGTAGTGATTTATCCTACTTTCCGGAGAAGTGGTACCGAATATAGATAAGATATTACATTCTAGGGCTCCGGCCAGATGAAGTATACTGCTATCTGGACACAAAACAAGACTACATTGGTCAATTATGGCAGCTACTCTTCTAATATTCATGTAGGTAAGTGGGGTTACGTTCTTGCCTTGCCACTTGTGGTTCTCCTTCCAGTCAAGGACAAGAACGTGGATATCGTCATGCTTTTCTAGCATTTCTATTAGTTCATCTATATAGCGTAAAGGCCAGGTGCGGCGAACATCATTGCTCCTGGCATGTATGGCTATGAACTTGATATCATTACCTTTTCCTATGTCTGCCAGTTTGGCCTGAGCCCATTGTCTTTCTGACTCAGTAATTACATAGGTAGGTAGAGGATCGTCAAGCAGATCCACACCTGTTCTCTCAGCGAACATGTCTATTCTGTTAGGCGGGATTTCCCTGCCACGTTCTCTGCTTAGTCCTGTAACAGTAAGGTCTATAGAAAGCTGAAACCGCCGACTGCCAATTGTTCTATAGTCTATTAGTTCATCTATGTATGGATTGTGCTTGAGTACATCGCCTAAAGCACCCTGGGCATATCCCAGGTCTGTAGCATATACCAGATGACAATGAGGGATGACTCTCTTTATGTGTTTGACAGCCGGTGTTGTCATAATGACATCACCGATCCCCCCGAGTCGTCTTACAATGCAGATTTCTGGACGGTCGGCAGCTAGCAGTTGTTTTAGACTACGGGCTACAGTGTCTTGTTCTATTCTCCGTTTTGAACGGATTACACGTCTTGGTTTAGGCTTGGCATTTGGAGTTAAGACACCGTGGACAAACTCCTTGGGCATGGCTCCCCCTACGGTGCTATATACTCAATACTTACTTCGGGTTTGAAAAGCTTTTTGTCTCCGTAGGCTGTGTCATTAGTTACCATGGCACTGGCTTCAGTTCTAAAATGACCAGGAGAAAGGTTCTGTATTCTATAGCGGAATTCTACAATGTTGCTATCACTGAATACTTCGGCAAACCTAGATGCGGTTTCCTCAATAGTTCTCTGTTTGTTAGCATTCAGAAGGGTAATAGACCTACTGCTATGCCGCTGTCTGTCAGGGTAGGTACCCAGGTTGATATATACATCAAGAATATTCGGCTTAACGCGCAACATGGTTTTAAAGAATTCCTCCAGTGTTTCGCGGTCCATTTCCTGGATCTCAAGCATACCAGGAAGGCCTTGTATGTTGCCCAGGTCTTCGTAGGTAAAGGCAATTCGTTCCTTGACGCGACCAGTTTCATTAAGAAACTTTACAATCTCGCTTTGGTCTTCTGCTTCTTCTGCTATGTCGGCATGCGACGGATTACGAAATAGCATGCCTGTCTCAGGATTGACTGAATCTTTTGGAATGTTTAGCTGATGCTTCATGAGACTCCTCTCTCTTTCAGAATATCTCTTAGTTCAGATATTCGATTAAATATTGTCCATCTTCCTAGTGCATTATCTTCGGCAAGGTCTTCTCTCTTGTGACTATCTGCTACTAATAATCTATATATAAGATATTTTTGACATTTTTGCAAGTTTTTACCGAGCCAGCGGTCCTCAAAAAGTATGTTTGGCACACTGAGGTATATCTCGTTCGGCATAGAATAACTCTCTTCGGGTTTGGTTATTAGCCCTGAGGGTATTTCCGTATTACATTTCCTTATCCTCTCTAGCAGGCTTGCTATTTTCCAGGGCACCTGTTTTCTAAGATATGGCACTATACTGCTTTTGTATGGTTTGTATTCTTTTAGCAGGTGCCAACAGATAATGTATAGCTCAGAATCTATCTCGTGTTCTTCTAGGCCAGCTTCTTTTAGGGACTTTCGTGCCCATCCTAGCAACGGTTTTAGCAAGGCATGAAACACACGGACACGATAACTGAAGTTATAGTCCTTTGATGTCAGAGGAATAGCATACTTCCTAAGTTTCTTGGCTACTCTTTCTGGTATTTTCCAGGCCATGAACTATTACTCCCAAGTGGGTATTTTCACTTCGAAGTCTTTACGTATTACGTCCCAATACAGAACTCTAAAGCCTTCTTTCTTACAAAACTCTGCTGCAGCTCTATCAGATCTAGCGTAAACAACAACCGTCATCTTCTTGGCTTCTTCTGGATAACAAATCCTGAACCTTTTGAGCTTGCTGCGGGATTCAGAATTCATCCATCCTTTGATCTCGTACCAGCCGGGTGTAAATTGCTTGCCCCAGGCGCTTTTTGACTTGTGTGGTAGTATCTTGAAGTCCGGTATATACTGAAAAGGCTTGCGCTCGTAGTTAGCGAAGGTAAAGACTCTCTTCTCAAATTCATAGGGGATCTTTAACGAGACTAAAGCCCTGGCAAAGTTTGCTTCTGTTGGAGAACGAAAGAAGTCATCTCCTAGATCTTCTCTCTTGCCTCTCTTTATATTGGCATATCTTGCTGCAGCAGTCTTAACAGTTCTCTTCTTGCCCGACCCGCAAGCTATACATAGTATAGGTATGTTCATGTCATACTTGCTAGGCAGGTAGAAGGCTGGTTGTTTACACTTGCTGCAGATTACCTTAGTATATTTTCTCTTTGTCATAGCCACTCTTTTCGCCATTTTCAGTATAGACTGCCGTGTTTATAGTCTTACCGTCCGAGACTATCCTGATCTTTCCTGTTGCTATAGCCATTCTATGTCCTCCGGCTTGGGGGTAGTTTGAACATATTCCATGCCTTCTCCAATATGGCACCAAAGCTCATCGCTAATTCTGACAATAAGTCCTTTCTTAACGCCGGTTCTATCATCATATTTCCTGATCTTAATAAGCGTTATGTCCTTTTTAAAGTCCCTGCCGAGTTCTACTTCTATACCATCTGGTGTCATTGCGTTTCTCCTTGTTGTTTAAGGCCAAATTTCTTTCGTTCTGGCGGGACAGACATAGACCTTAGTATTCGTTTTAAGAGGATTTCTGGGGTCATTTCTTCTATCTCATACCAATAAACAACTACATATCCCCAGCCTGCATCCAATGCAGCCTGTCTCTTGGTTTCGTCTCTGGCTTGGATCTCCTTCAGGTTGCGTTTTGCTTCTTCTTTGCCGCCCTTGCCGAAGTCTGTAGGTACTTCGTGTTGCCTGCCCATACACTCAATTACTACATTTATGTCTAGTAGCGCCCAGTCGAACTTCTCTCTATTGGAACCGAATTCTGGGTTGACCGTAGACACTCTAAGTTCCTGTCTTGGCGTATATCCTGCCAGTATAGGAGATGTAAGTAGTTCTCCTACTTTCTTATGAAGACTTGAAGCGTTTTTGGCAGTGTTGTTGGGTAGTCTTGATCTCTTCATGCTACAGCCATTCCATGTCCTCTTTGGTATATGAAAAATCAGTAGTTTGGGTATTTACCACTTCTGGCACAACACTTGTTGCTTTATAGCCGTATACTGTTACGATTTCTGTATCTATTATACCTTCTGTGTTTTTAGAAGTAAGGTGAACGTTTTTCATAACAATACTAGATATTTCATTATCATTTGCATCAAACACCCTAAAAACTATTTCAAAAGTTTCCGGTAGGTGGTCTGGAGAACTGGCGAATACTACACTGCCAATGATTTGGCAGTCGATATCTTCTATACAACTTAGGTATGTTATTCTAGTTGCTTTATGCTGTGCGTAATGACCTGCGGAGTTGACTGGCCTAGCGAATCCCTTAATCTTACACCTTTTGGTGTTCTCTGGCGTGTGCTTTATAGCCATGCCCATTTGTCCTTTTCTGTTGTGAATTTCTGCTCTGGATAGTCTTGGTTCCATGGTGATATGCTTCTTGCGAAGAAGCTGTATGCTTGGTTTGGCAATATTGTGTCTGCTCCTTCTATGACCACGTCTCTTACCTCCATATAGTTGACTTTTGTCTCCTTTGAGGTTGTGGTATTAGCCAACACTGTCGAAAGTACTATGTTAAAAGGCTTTTCTGGGTTAGTGAACTCTTCGCCGAATGTAACTGTTCCGGTGATTTCATACATTGGCCCGGTCCATATACCAGTGCATTCGTACTCATTGATCGAGGAACGTCTAATAGTATAGTTCATACTGTAGGCATATCTTTCCCCGTCTGGCAAGAAGGCAACGATTTTGGTGCAACTGAAGATATTTTGATCTTTTAACATGCTTTGCACTCCTTACACAGCCAAGGCATAGGATAGCGAAGGTCAGAACGGATGCCACTTTCAATATGATACAGCATTCTGCGGGCTGTTTCCATATCTTCTTTTTGAAAAAATGCAGTTGCTAGTGGTGTTTTGCTCTTGTCCTCGCTAAGGTCTACACAAATATACATTATTGTGTAGTCTCCTTTATAAAAGGTATAGGCAGTAGTAAGTATAGCGGGATCGCCAGAGACCATGTGCTCATTCATATTCTTTCTGGTAAGGTCTACCAGTACTATACTAGGCTTATTTAAGCTTAGTTTAATCAGATCTATATTGGCTGAGAAGATAGAGTCTTTTAGTCTAATCTGTGAAGGCACGTCGACAGCAATTGTGGTGTATTCTTGCGTATTTATGTCATATTTACAGTAGTCTGTGAACTTTACAGCAGCTTTTACTGTAGTTTTCTTCATCTCTTCTGGAGGTGTATGAGCTGCAATTGCTGCTGGCCAGTATACCTTATCCCATGCTCTATTAAGTTTTCTAAGGTTAACTCTTCTCTCTTTGCTTACTGCTATCTTCTCAGCATTAAGGATAGTTTGTCTTAGGTTCTGTTCAAAGGGCGTAAGTGGTGGGATCAGCCTAGTGCTTTCCTTCTTTTGTAAGATAGGACAGTAGACGTAGTTTAATACGTCTATGGGCTTTAGTAGCATGACTTTGCCAATAGTATTAGCCATAAGAGGATTACGAATGAAATATATACTATTCTATGTGACATCGCAGAAGTCGAATGCTTTGCGCTCGTCGACTGCCGTAGAGACTAACGGCGCAGTGTTTGTTCCACTGCAGTTCGGACATATGTACTTAGCATAGTGTCCTTCGACCTGATTGGCTTCTGTGCCATCTGCGACTGTGAATTCTGTGCCACAGTCATTACATATTCTGTTCGGTATCATTACTATCCTCCTTTGTCCCTTTTGCAAAACCACGAATGAAGTCTAATATTCCTTCGCCCACTTCTGCCCAATTGTCCTTTGTGAGCCCATTCTTTAGGGTTTCTAACCCAATAAAGGTAGCAATTGTTATTAGGACCTTCTGCATTTATTGTCTCCTTTAAGGTACTCTAGTCTTAGCATCTGATCTTCCATTGCTGTCTTAAGGTCTATTGCTTTCATGGTAGCGGAAGCTGGGAAGAAGTCAAGGAACTCTCTTCCTTCATATCCAGCAACCTTATTCTTTCCAAATTGGCACCTGACGCGAGGTAGCAGTACATCCCCTGGTTTATGCACCAATATAGCTTTGTCTTCTCCATTTGAGTGGAGGTCATTATATAAATGTAAAATTACAGTGGCATCATAGCTGAGAGCACGAGATTCGGCTAGGGCTACATTGCTAGGATCTTCGCCAGGTTGCTGTTTTCTATATTCAGCAGTTGCTATGACTGTTAGATTGTGTATTGTAGTTATTTTCTTTAGCTGATTTGAAGTCTTCTTGGTTCTTTCGTGGCCGACGCTTCTCTCGTTAGCTTGCTCGAAGATTTTGTGGAAGTTGTCTATTATTAGTACAACATTCTGGTCTGGTGCTATTGATCGGTAGTGTTTAGCTAGCGATTCTATATACAGAAGAGAACCTCCATTGGTAGCATCCTTGAGTATGAGCTTTCCGTCTTTGATTAGATTGACAACCTTTTTGTACCCCCTCTCTCTGAGCTTATCGAGGCCTTTGTACCCTTGGTCCCTCCAGTACTTTGGACTAGCTATATGGTTCAGCTCTAGTGCAAGATTGTCGGCTGCCTGACAGACCCATTTGTACAAAATAGATCTAGCTGCGTCGTCGATACTGAGATAGATAACAATAGCATTGTTTTTAGGATTGCTGGCTATTTCATAAGCCATTTGTGAGGCTAGCGTGGTCTTGCCGGTCTGTTCTACTCCGCCAATATATATAAGGTTTTCTTTCTTCCAGTCGCCGTTGAGCCTGTATCCTATGCCTCCTAGACCTTCTGGCCTAAGCAAGTATCCTTCGAATTCTCCTGTCTTGTTCTCATCCTTCTCCTTCTGGGACAGGACAAAGTCCAGTACGGGCGTGGTGCCCTCGCCCTCAGGATCTACTTCTCTCTTTATATTCTCTAGGTCTATTTGACATTCAGCCAGGGCCACTTCGGCCTCGTCGGGATTATGCATAGCCTTGTCTAAAGCAGCCTCTACAACTCCTCTGCGTCTTGCCTGGAGCTTCGCCTCCTTTGCCGATCTGAGTCTTTTTACTTCTGCTGTAATTGTGGACAGTGTATAGCCAGTCATCTTGGCTACTTGCTTACACATATCTTCTTGGCGTATATACCCCTCTTCTTGGGCGATGATGGGGGTCATCTTTTCTGCTATTTCTCTAGCGCTGTCCTCGTCGTTCTTGTGTTCCTCTAGTAGCTTCGATAGCCTCCACTCAAAGGCAGTCCATTTCTTTAGCTGAGTGAAGTTGCTTATTCCTTCTTCTCTCAACAGTCTGTCTGGATCGGTCCCGTCTGGTAGTTGAATTAGTTTTATCCGGAAGTCTTTATGTTTGCTGAACTTCTCGTCAATGGCCTTTTCTATTGCCTTTCTACCGGCTGGATCGCCATCAAAGACTAGTACTATATTGAATGCACCGTGCTTCTTGAGAAGGTTCACATGATGGTCGGATAGACTAGCACACATCATACAACAGCAGTTCATAAGACCGAAGTGGCGGGCTGTTATAACATCTGCTTGGCCTTCAAACACATATAGAGGGGATCCAGCTTCTTTAGCAATATCAAATCCATACAGCCTCTCGCTCTTCTTGAAGATATTGCAGGTTAGTCCTGTGCCTTTGGTGTTGTTGAACTTACAGCCTGTGTCTTCGTTATCTTTGTCATACTTTAAGTTTCTAGCACTAAAACCTACTGGGCGTCCGAGGTCGTCATAAACAGTAAAGATAAGATTATTCTCATTGAATAGATTAGATCTATCTAGGTCCGTGCCCCTCAGGATGTTAGGTTCGAACCCTGCCTTCTTAAGGCGGTCTCTAAATTCATTGAAGTTTACAGTGCCAATACCCCAGTTTGCTAGCTTGGCAGGGTCCCATTCTCTCCTTGTTATTTCTTTTGAAGCTAGACTGTAGTCTCCAAATTCAGGATCTGCGACCAATTCAGCTGCTAGTCTATAGGCTGCATATGTTCTCCATTCGTATATTTCATCGGCGGTCAGGTCTTGCATTTCGACTTGCACGCCGTATTTCTTTGCTAGGTATAGGAGGTTCTCTTCGATCCATTCTTTCCCTCTAGCAGGTTTGCCTTCTAAGAAGTGTGCCGCTGTAAATATGTCACACAAAGTAGAACAAGACATACAAAATGCTCGTTCCGGATCCTGTTTCATGGTCATAGATGGCCGTTTGTCCTCATGTTTAGGATTGAGGCACCTGAAGTTCTTCTCGGTATTTATGCCATGTTCTTGCAAATACTGGGACAAGAATGGCCTGACAGCAGCAGCTGCGGCTTCAAGGTCTACTAATCTTCTTTTCATATCTTCTCCATGGATTTTACTAGATTCTTCAAATTATAAATTACCGGTATTTCTGGGTGGTTGTTCCTGAACTCCTGGTTCCATGGTCTAGCTACACAAATCATGGTCGGAAGAGGGTCGATTGGCGAAAATGCTTCGGATTCCCAGAATGCCTTGAACACTCGTGGGTCGTCATCGACAACCACATCGCCTGCAACTAGTGCTTTTGTTTTTGTATCGATTACAAATACTATATCGTATTCTAACCTTGGTTTGATGTAGCGTTCTAACCAGGCAAGCTTACCGCTCATGGCTTCGCCATGAGGCGGTGTGGTCTTAGTTAGAAATACAATCTGATGTCCCATCTTCTTTAGGGTAACCAAAGACTCAATGGCATCTTTGTACGGCGCTAGTGTTTGAAAGAAGAGTCTGGGGTCATTCAGTGTAAGAGCTTGATAGATCTCCCAACTGGTGTACTCGTCTCCGAGGCCAGGATTGACTTCGTTCAGTTTCTTTCTAACTATTCTCTCGAACTTGTAGTCGGCTACTTCACTTTCGTCTATCTTTATGTTCCATATGTCTTCTGCTTTCCTTAAGGCGGAGGATATAAAGTCGACTACTGTTCCGTCCATGTCTATTAGCAGAATCATTCTTCTTCTCCTGGGTGCAGTTCTTCTTCCTTAAACCAGTCCATCACATCCTGTCTTTCTGTGTTTACCTCTTCTCTTGTTCCGTCTGTATAGATGGCAAAGCATTTGGTTTTCATGGTCTCCTTATCAGCGGTGAAGATAACTTTTTTAATCTTTTTCATTCTTTATCTCCTTTAGCTGGTGTTTTAGTTTAGCCATCTCAGTCTTAACGTCTTGCCAAGTATAGAGATAGCCGTTATTGTTGTCCACTCCTACTTCCATTGATAGTCCCCAAGGGGCAATTTTCTTGTGCACATGGCCGTGCAGATGAAAGCTTCCAAAGTGAGAATGTGGCCATGATCTCATTGGGTAATGACACATGACCAGCATCTCGTCCTTATGTTTCAGGAGACAGATGTGGCCATGAATCATTACTGGTTTATTAGAAGCTGAAGTCAGCTTGCGTACTAGCCCTGTCTTAATTCCCTGATGTACTTTTGGTATCCATTTGTCGTGGTTGCCGGGAATTATATGAATCTCACCATTTAATTTGGAGATATACTTTTCAGGGTTTTTATAACATAAGTCTCCCAAGTAATACACAATGTCATCATGGTCTACTTGTCCGTTCCATTTCTTTACAAAGTCCTTATGCATCTCATGTAGAGATGAATAAGGCCTACTGTCAGCCTGGTGATGTAGAATCTTGTCGTGGCCGAAATGGTGATCGGCACTAAAGAATAGCCTAGCTATCTTTGTTACATTGTTCGTAGTACCTGCAGTATATATTTTTGCACTGCCAGTCGCCTGGCCTCTTTTTGCGTTTTTTCCAGTCCTCATATTTTGTTTTTCCTAGTCTATTATGGCTAAACATCCATTCTATCCTCTCGTTATCCCATTCCTCTTCAAAATCCCTTGGTGGGATTTGCCTAGCTTTGATATATTTCAAAGCTTGTGCATATCTTGCTAATATGTCTTCGTAGAAGAATGGTGCTGCAATGATATCGTCGGAATAGTAGTTCCAGTATGGTCCTTCTATTTGCTTCCAGAATGGCCTGTTCTTCTTCTTCCCTTTCTCTGTCTCTGGATATGTTCCTACTTCAAATTCAACACGGTAGCCGTCTCCGCGTTCGGTATATACTATTCTGTACTCTTCGAGCTTATCGGCGAAGTTATGAGCATAGACAACGGCTTGCAAGAAATGACCTGGTTTAGGTTTACCTGGTGTAGGAGGACGTTTGGCTCCACGAATATGCTGATTGGCGTAATGTCCATAGTAGGACTTCATCTCTAGCCCAATCAGTCTTCCCGTGTTAGGGTTCTTAATAACTTCATCGAGTTCTCCTGATACAGCATATGCAGGAAGAAAGAATTTTACGTTATTCGCTACCCAGAGTCCCATTCGCTTATGGGTTTCTATATTAGTCTTCTCACAAGAAGTACCCATCTTGCCCTTCATATTCAGAAGCGGATCGTTACAGCCAGATGGATACTCTAGATTTCTGTATACCATAGCTCGCATGCAACTACCTTCTACTATACGTTGGCCGTCTTCTATATATTCTACGGATGCTTCTGACGGCCATAGTCCTGGTCTAGGTATAGACAGGTCGTCTGGTTGCACTAAAAACTCATTCTCTGCTTCTATTAAAGAAAACATAATCTTCCTTTTAGCTAGAGGGTTGCTTGTTCTAGTCTGTTTTTCTAGGAAAGGTTACGACGCTTCCTTCTCTCTCGCTAGCCAGGATGACGTCCGACTCGGGTTCTTCTTCGTCTAGCTCTTCCTCTGCCTCCTTCTTTAGTTCGTCTTTGGCCTCTTTGATCTTATTCTCTATCTCTTCTTGGGCCTTTTGGGCTTCTTCTGCTGCTTCTTCTTCTCTTTTCCTTAGTTCGTCTTCAACGTCTGTCTTGATCCTCTCCTTCATTTCCTCTTCTGAGACTATGTCTTTTTCCTTTAGGAGGTTCTGTAGAAGCTTTAGCTGTAGCTGATGGCTCTCTAGGTTTGCAGCATGGAAGTTAACAGCATTGATTATTTGCATAATAAGACCCTGCTGGCGCATTAATCCCATATCAAATATATTGGCGATACCTGCCATAGCCTGTGCTACTCCTGCAAGATTATTCCTCTGTGCAGCACGCATGATGACACCAATAGCATTCTGTATAGGACTAGGGGGCGTAACCTTCTTTTCTTCAGACATTAACTCTCTCCTCTCTAGATGGACTTGTTGGCTGTCTTTACAAAAATCTCTATCTTTTTATGTAGTTCCTCTAATATCTCCACATCTCTGATGTTGTGATCCAGGACATATTCCAGTGCTTCCTTGTCGCCGGTTTGTGCTAGCATCCAATGGTTTCCTATAACATGATTCTTTCCTTCAATTCCAAGGAAGTTACATGCCGACTCAAGGCTATTTCTATGCAAGCATAGTTTGTTCCTTACCATGTAATATACATCTTTGTGCTTGATGTGTCCATAGGCAGGAAAAGGAATATTGTGATAAAGTGCCCGGCTTCTAATGAACGGAAGGTCAAATCCTGTCGACCAATAACCTAGAAGCACGTCATATCTGGACATATCTGTAACAAGCTTTTCAACAACCTTCTTATCAAACTTCTTTGCCAATATGTCCTTTCTTTTAATAAGCCCTTGGAAGTACTCGTCTTTGTCTCGTGTCTTGATGACATAAGACAAAATCATACCGAAGTTTGCTTTAAGGTTGGATGTTTCTATGTCGATGTATCCTGCTTTGGGTTCTTTACCGCGTTCTTTGAACCAACAAGCAGGGTGTTGCATATAATAATGACGGTGCTTGCACTTCTTGGTCATTAATTCTAGTAGCTCAGCCTTCTTCAGCTTGTACGGATTGAGTTTGGCTACCCCTAGTACATTCTCATTGTTTACTTTCTTGTTGTGTTCTAGTTGGTTGCGTAGGTATAGTCCACGAACGGATGCTGGGGTCCTTTTGTATCCTTTCTTCTTTAGGATTTCAGATATCTCATCTGAACTCTTGTCTTCCTCTAGCAGGTTATAAACTATCTGTTTTTCTTCATCGTTCCAACGGGCCATAAATCTCTCCTATGTTGTGTGCCATGGCTGCTGCTTTTTGCCATTCTGAACGGTTCATCTTCTGATCCGGTATGAATGTAATTACAGATCCATCTTGCAAGTTAATCTTTAGGTCTCCTAGTTCAGTATTATGATCTTCCACTATTGGTATTACATTTAGAACGATCAGCCTTACAACGGATGCTTCGTCCTCTATCTGTTGTACTTCTACTCTGCCATGGAACACTGCCGGCATGTCCTCCTCGATTATGGGCTTGAGTTTCTTCCATACTTTGGGAAACATAACAGCTTCTATTCTGCCTGTCTTATCTTCTATGATGGCAGTGGCCATATTCTTCTGTTTTCTTGTCCGTATCTCTTTTATGGAGTAAACGACTACTGGTAACCTTGCCTCGCTACCGCTTATGGCTTCCTGTCTTAACCATTCAATATTATGAGGCATTATTTCAATGAGCTGTGGGTATGCATCCATAGGATGACCAGATACGTAAAATCCTAGTGTTTGTTTTTCCATAGAAAGCTTTTCTTCCTTAGAAAGAGGTTCGCTTTCTTCTATCTCCGGAGGTTCAGGCTTTGGTGGTAAAGCAGGTAGCCTACGAAGAGGTTTCTTCCCTGCTTCTATAGCCTCTGCGATCTCTTTATTTCTCTGTTCGAATCTTTCTTTTCTTTCTTCCCAACGCTTAACTTTTCTATAATGGCCTATTAGGGCTGGGAGCATTTCTATTATCTGCTTTCTGTCTAAATCAGTAATATCCTCTAATGCTCCACATTCCACTAGAGATCGTATTACTCCTTGGTTTATGCCTGCAATTACTACAGAGTCTAGGCTACTATAACCGTCTCTTGGTCTTTTGTCTAGTATAGTTTTGCAAGCTTTTTCTCCGATCCCTTTTACTCCCGCTAAACCGAACAGTATTGTTCCCTGATCAACAGAGAAGAGTGCTTGTGATCGGTTTATATCGGGCGGCATAACGGGTATCTCACGATCTTTACATGAGTGTATGTATTTCACTAGTTTATCTTGAGTCTTCTTAACCATTGTACTATTAAACAGAGCAGTATAAAACTCTTCTGGATAGTAGTATTTAAGCCAAGCTGTGCGATATGATGTTACGGAATAAGCTATTGCATGGCTTTTGTTGAAGCCGTATAGGCTCCAATTTTCTATAGACCTAAATAGATCGGACGCTGCTTTTTTGTCTATGCCGTTCTTTGTGCATCCGTTAATAAACTTTTTCTCTTGCTTAACCATCTCATCTGGTTGTTTCTTACCGATCACTTTCCTCATCGTATCGGCTTCCGGTGCCGTATAACCAGCTAAGTCAGTGCAAATCCGCATTATTTGCTCTTGGTAGACGGTTATGCCATATGTAGATTCTAGGACAGGTTCGAGTTCTGGTATTGGATACTCGAAGCTTGCTCCAGCCCGTCTCTTGGCATACTCAGAAACCAGTCCACTATCCAGTGGACCTGGGCGGAAGAGTGCACTTATCAGGGCCAGGTCTTCAATGGAAACAGGTTTAATCTGAACACACAGATCTCTAAATCCAGAAGAGTTTTCAAATTGAAAGACACCATCTAGATCTCCCTTCTGGAAGATACCTGTGAATACATTCTGATCGTCGTCAGGTATAGTAGATATATCTATTTTGTCTCCGCGTATTTCTTTAATAATATCAATTGTGTCTTGGATTATGGTCAGATTGACAAGGCCTAGTAGATCTAGTTTAACTAAGCCTATCTTTTCAACATCTTTCATGTCAAACTGCGTGGCGACTTCGTCGTGTTTCCCTAAGTACAGAGGAACATGGTCGGTTACTGGCCTATCCGAGACTACAACACCAGCTGCATGCACTCCTGCCCTTGTCTTTAGTCCTTCTGCTGCTCTTGCTAGCTCTACTACTTCTGGATAGTCGGTGTTTTTCAGTTGGGGTTCGGTTTCTATAGCCTTTTCAAAAGTCAACGCTTTGCCTGCTATATCAGGTGGAATCATGTTGGCAAGCTTGTTCTGGACGTTCATATCGTAGCCACAGGCTCGTGCAAAGTCTCGGAGTGATCCCCGTGGTTTAAAGACAGAGAAGGTGCCAATTTGAGCAACTTTGTCCTTTCCATATTTATTGGCTAGATACTCTATTACTTCTTTTCGTCGCCTGAAGCAGATATCTGTGTCAATATCGGGAAGCGATACTCTTGAACTATTTAGGAAACGAGAGAAGTATAGGCCATAACGTATTGGGTCTACTTGAGTAATACCAAGGCAATAAGCTACTAGACTTCCTGCTACAGAACCCCGACCTGCGCCAGTGGGTATACCTTGGTTCTTAGCCCAGTTAATGAAGTCTGCCACTATAAGAAAGTAAGTTGCAAATCCCATTCTTTCTATTACTTCTAGCTCATGCTTGATTCGTTCTATGTATTCTTCTGTACCTTTGCCGAAGAGCCTTTTAAAGCCTTCTCTGATTTTTTCTCTAAGTCTTTGCTCCGGTGTTTCGTCTTTTGGTAGGTCATATACTGGCCATATGGTCTTGCCATATTCCCAGGACACATTACATTTCTTTGCTATTTCCAGGGTATTGGCTAGTCCGTCTAGTCCAGCTTGCTGATACTTAGGACCATATTTACCAAAGGCATCTTTTAGCTCTTTATAGGACTTGAAATATATTTGTGTAGCTTCTGTGTCTATAGAAGATCCTATTCTTACAACGGCTTTGTACAGTTCGGCGTCTGATCTTTTTATAAAATGTATGTCATTTGTTGTCACTAGAGGTACGCTCTTTTGCCTAGCCGCCATAAATAGCGCATTATTCAAGGCTCTTTGTGCCTCTAGGCCATGGTCTTGTATCTCTATGTAGAAGTCATCACCAAAGATGTCTAGTAGTTCGTCTATATATCTATGAGCTTCATTCATTGGCTGGTCGCCGCCGTAGTCCTGATCTAGAAACAGCTGAGAGATGGGACCGTACAAGCAGCCGGACAAGGCAACTAGTCCTTCTCTGTGCTTTTTGAGTGATTCTATATCTATACGAGGATTATAATAGAATCCTTCTGTCCAACCTATGGAAGATAGTCTGAATAGATTACGTAATCCCTCGGTGCTCTTAGCCAATAGGGTTATGTGGTAGGTTGGCCTGGTGCCTTCTATTCTTTCCTTTAGGTGACGAGATCGTGGAGCCAGATATGGCTCCATGCCAAATATAGGTTTTATGTTATGCTTTTCGCAGGTTTCCTTGAATTGTAATAGGTTCGCACATCTGCCGTGATCTGTTAAGGCTAAAGCTTCCATGTTATATTTTGCTGCTTGTTCAGCAAGCTGATCCACGGTTGCTATTCCATCGTTCAGAGATACGTCGGAATGAGTATGTAAGGAAACGTAGTTTTTCATTACATGTATAGCCTTGTTTGTTGTATTGTACGTATGGCTGGGATACCGATCTTGTCAATAAAGCCATGGTGCAGAGCTTCTTTGGAGGTCATGTACCATGCACCACCACGCTCGTTTAGTTCTTTATTGAATCCTTTCCAGGTCATTTTAGTTCTAGCAATTATACGTCTTAACCAAGCCTCATTTTCTTTCATAATCGCTTCAGACATTGAATGTACTAAATTAATATCTCCATCTATATCTTGTATCTGTACTCGGTGATACATCAGGGTTGTTGTGGGGCCAGCAAATCTCATTCCTTCTGCCCCGAGGGACACCATCATTGCACCTGCTGACATTGCTTTACCAACTGCTGCGGTAACAATTTGTTTGCGGGAACTGCTCATTAGTTCGCATATGGCAGATAGCGAATCGAGCGATCCGCCGTAAGAATCTATGTAGATTAGAATAGCATGAACCTGATCGTCGCTTTCTAAAGACTGAAATTTTTCAAAGAAGTCTCGTGTCTCTTCTTCGTTAAAGTCATTTATCCATATTATTGGCTGATCTCCACCATTGGTCATTCCAGGCATTGTCGGGCCAGTTGCCATAGGTATTCCCTGTTCTGCCAACACCTTTACGTTCTGTTTAGTCTGCTTATTGTTCACTATTTATCTCCTTGTTCCGCGAGTCACCTACTTTATCAACATTTTCCTTTCCAGGTATCTCTGAAGTACTGCATATAGCCCCAGATCTTCTCTTTTGCTAACTGCTGGTCTTCAGGCCACTTGGCTAGGTGCAAGACAGCAGCCGGATGTGTCATTACAAATAGCTTCTTCGTGCTCTTGTGGACTAGCCATCTGCCTTCCCACTTACCCATTTTCATCTTAGGGTCGCCCATCAGTGTACATAGGGCGGGTCGGCCGCAAGCTATTAGTATCTTTGGGTTAACTAGTTCTATTGTCTTCTCGACGAATGGCCAGCACCTAGCAATTTGTTCTTTCTTGGGAGTATAGTTCTGTTTTCCTGATCCAGCAGGAGCTGTCGGACGGCAGAATACACAGTTTGTAATAAATAGATCTACATTGGTGTCTAGGCCAATAGCCGAGAAGATCTTGTCTAGCAGTTCGCCTGCAGGTCCTACGAAGGTTCTGCCCATGCGTTCCTCTATCATGCCGGGAGCTTCGCCAATAAGCATTATATCCGCTTTCGGATTCCCTCTATAGAGAATGGGCCCGCTGCCATGCTCTGCCAGGGTACATCTTGAGCATCCCTCTGCGAAGCAATCGGCGAACTCGTAGTAGTCTTTGGTTTTTAGGGCTCTATCGTATGTTTCTATATCCATTGTTTTTCTCAGTTAGTAAAGCTCAGCCTGCTATGAAATATCTTCTTCTATTGTCGCGGATGTGACAGAGTATCTTTTATAATCTGTGTCCCATTCCGGTACTTCGGCTAGATTAGCTTCGATTAACTCTGTTATTAGTTCTTCTGGCCCTTCTATTGAAATGAGACGCCCATCGCCTGCTGCAGTAATCTCTTCTTCTGGATACTTGGATACTATCTCGCTAATTTCATGTAGTTTGACCGACACATTGGCCATCTGTTCGCTGTGATCTTCAAAGGCTTCTGCTAGTGTTTCAGCTGTTTCAGCGTGCTGTCCAAAGTCGTCTCCCTGTTTGTAATAAGACAGCCATATCTCTGCATAGCTCGTTCTTTTGTCCATCCTTTTATCCTTTCGTCTTTGACCTAAGGTAGCTTTGTATAGCCTTGTTAACAATAGTTCCCCACTGTTCGTTTGAATATTTGCCACCTTCCCAAATTAGTCTGTTGCCAAACCTGCTCCAGATGGCACTGCAGCCTGGACATTTATACATTAATACACCATCGTATATGTCTTGGACTTCTACTGCTAGCAACTTGCTCCACTTATAGGGCGCTGAGTAATGCTCGCGGTATTTGTCTGGAATGTCTCCATTGTCCCAGGACACTCCACAACTGGGGCAATTTCCATATTTATCTAACACTGTCTAATCCTTCAACTTCCTTTGGTAAGTTGTTATAGGTCATGACAAGTTTCCTATACGTTTAGATATTCTTTCATTAGCCTGTGCTGCGCCTCGACAGAAGAATGGGGATACGAAAACCTTAGTATTACATGTGCCAGTTCATGTTTTGTAAGTGCCAGTGCTTCTTCTCTGTTGCCTCGCCATTCTATCTGGCACCAGTGACCTTTTTGTAGTCCTCTGGCTCGGCGTTCTATTCCATTAATAATAGCCTTTACCTGTCCTTCGGATTTATAGGTAACAAATGTTACAGGGTCCCAGGCCTTCGGGGATACCGATAGACCAGCAGCATGAAGCTTTTCATATATTTCCGTTGTAATGTTCTTATCAATACTCTGGACGAACCGTGCAATTATATAGTCTTTTGGTGGTTTTATAGCAGGATCAATTCTGTATGCTATTGGTTTATTGAAAAACCACACTCCTGATATTATTTCCAGTCGAGCATCGATCTGGAGCACTAGTCCCATTGCACAGAGGACTATAATGGCTATACAGGTAGAAATTCCTACTACTATGCTGGCTGATGTACCAGAACCACAGGCGATGATGGCAACGAGCACTCCAAATGTCAGCAAAGCCGGGATGACCCAGCCTAAAAATGACCACTTCCATATGGGATATACGTCTTTAAGCTTCATTGTATGTTATCTCTTTCTCCCATGTTTAGCTGGGCGTTGCTCGTTCTTCTTCATCTTACGAGCATATTCGCTCCACCAGGATCTGTTTCTTTCTCTAACAGTAGAGTATGTTGCATATACTACATTAGACAGACAAGAACGGATTGTGTCTACAGCACCATTGGTCGGTCCATATGGTTGCATCTTGCCGTTAATCTCTTTTAGGTTAATGTCTCTAAAGGCTTCCATTGCTTTGGCCAAATCTGATGTGGCAGACCAGCAATTATATACATTGTCGTCATAAAAAGCTTCTCGGCTTTCGTAGTCTTCTTTTAAAATTAGATCTGTTATACTTTCGGAATATTCTTTTCTAATGATATCGGCAGTGCCTTTTCCTATGCCTATATTACATGCCTCAATTAGATCTATGGTCCTAACGGCTACATCTATCCATTCTTCTACATAATTGTCTTCGTCTATACCAAGGTAGCTGAGGCACGGAATCTCGTTGTAGCTACACTCTCGGTTAAAAGCTTCGGTGGTTTCGTTGAGTTCTGTAATAATTAGCATAAGCTTTTCGGCAAAGTTCGCCCATCCCGTTTCAAATCCCTTCTCTCTTCGCCAGTCGCCGGTTCCTATTATTAGGGAACCTATGTCTTTACTTTCTGCTATCTTTTCCCAGTCTCTTGTAGAATGTCCAGACAGTATTCCGTCGTTGTATTGATATTCTTTTCCTGAATCTCTTCTAGTGTCTTCCATGATGTTTCCTTGTCTTTTATTGTTGGAGTCGTTAGCGATAGAACCTTCGCCGTAAATGACAGGACGCAGTGTAGAATACAATGCCTGTGGAACAGGCCTACTATTGATATTGTCGCATGTTGCGATGGGTCGACAGACGGATTCTGCCAGTTGAATGTTTCCATTACTGTTCTTTCTGTTGCCAGGAACAGTGACTCCTTTAGGCTTGGTTTTACTAGGACAAGGTCCTTCTTTTGTATTTCTACATTTAGACATGCTGTCACCTTCTCTTCTTTCCATATTAGTAGTTTCCTTTTAGGCGTATATGGCGATTGTTGAACAATAACAATAGGCTGAAGTTTAGTATAGAGACTTGAGGATAACGGTGGTTCGTCAGAGTCGAAACCTGTGTGTGATAGACACATCTCACTGAACCAACGAATATCTAGTTCTCTGCTTGTGTATCCATCATGTTTAATAAAGGGCTGTGTATAGCTCCTTGGAATAACAAATTTCATGCCAAACCCCTATTTTCGAGTATTTGTTTTCGTAGTTTGTCGGTTAGCTCCGGGTTGTCTTTTAGGTAAGAGATGGTGTTTTCTTTGCCCTGGCCAATACCTATGTCTTCGTATCTGTACCAGGGACCACTCTTCTTTATAAGTCCGTCAATTTCTGACAGGTCCAAGATTTCTGCCAGTGGATCTATGCCTTTACCGAATATAATTCTGAAGTCTGCCTCTCGAAACGGAGATGCCACTTTGTTCTTTACGACTTTGACCTTGGTTTGGTTTCCTATATTTTCTTTCTGGTCTGCTTTGCCGGTCCTTCGTATATTTAGTCGCTGTGATGCATAAAACTTTAGAGCATTTCCTCCTGTTACTGTGACATTGCTGCCATACATTACTCCTATATTGGCCCTTGTTTGGTTTGTAAAGATCAGACACATTTTAGATTGTTTCAAAGTAGGCACCAATTTCCTACATGCTTGGCTCATTAGTCTAGCCTGGAGCCCAATATGGCTGTCTCCCATTTCGCCATCCAGCTCAGCTCTACAGACAAGAGCGGCAATAGAATCTAAAATTGCTAGGCTAACGGCACCCGATCTAGCCATCATATCTGCTATTTCTAGTGCTTCTTCACCGCAGTTTGGCTGCGAGACCAGGAGCTTAGAGATATCTACGCCTAGTTGTTCTGCATATTGGGCGTCTAGAGCATGCTCTGTATCTATGAATGCACATGTATTGCCTTTTCTTTGTTCCGAGGCAATAGCGTGCAAACACAAAGTAGTTTTTCCGGACGACTCTGCTCCCCAGATTTCTACCATTCTGCCTCTGGGGTAGCCCCCAACTCCTAATGCAGCATTTAGTCCAATAGAGCCACTGTCTATTACGTTTTCTGCAATAAATGGCGCTTGATGATCAAGAGTAGTAATGGCTCCTTTGCCAAACTGTTTATCAACTGCTGCTAGCAGAATGTCCAGTGCTTCCTTACTTTTCTCCTTCTTTTCTTTCTTCTTCAATCTTCTCTCCTCTTTCTAGGCGTGCTTGTAGTTCTTCTTTGGCGAAACTCTTTATAAATGCAATAAGCAACTTAGCCAATATCTTTTCTGGCGGTAGATCTTTTTCTAACTCTACCTTAAATGACATTGAATCTTCTGTGCTAAGTGGAGTCTTTATTTTTATTCTTTGCATTTTCTAACTCAATCAGACGATCTAAATACCATTTAGCCTTCTTTAAATCCAATATTCCACCTTTCTTTCTATGTCTAGCAACATATTTCACTATGTTGCCTTCGAAGAAACCAAGGCCTTGATCTGCAATGAATTCTATTGGTTGTATTTGGCCGAAATAATGTCTATCTTCATTTCCCGGCGCGTTTTCCCATATTTCTTTGTCTGGTAGCATTCTTCCTCATGTTGGCCCGTCTAGTCTCTAGGGCCTTTCTTCTGTCTTTAGCCAGCTGGCATATTCGTTCTCTTGCCCCTCGTCTGAATCCCTCAATATCATTCTGTCCCCAGTAGGTCAGAAGTTCAGGTAGACTAATTTCACATAGGTTTTGCTCTTTGCTAATCTGGTATTCCAAGGAAGACCAGGATGTCTTATATCCGCATAAGGGACAGGTAATATTAGCGGTAGTAGCTGCATCGCTCATCTTGTCCATCCATATGTCGTCACAGCCTGGACAATATATATCTATGTAGTAATCGTCAAAGGGTATTGTATAGTCATCCGAGAACAAGAAGCCATATGCAGAAGTGGCATTTGATATGTCCTCTTCAGACATCTTTTCGTTATCTTGCTTCATTCTTAGGAACAAAGCCAGATCGTCTATGGCCTTCTGTACAACTCTTGACCAGATGTCCGTAGCATTTTGCTTATTGATGACATCTGTTCTACTTGTGATTATAGCTTCGTGTTCTTCGAAATCTTCCTCTTTCATATTATGATATTATAGTAATCTTTTACAAAGTCAAGTGGTTTTAACTATTCTGCCTCCTTTCTTAGCCTTTTCTCTAAGTATTCAATGAGTTCGGGTAGTTGATCTTCGTGATCGAGAAAGCGAAGAAGAAACTCCCCGACATCACATGGAACCATGAACTGTATCCATGACCCCACAATGCTGTGTTGGTCCTTGTCCGATAAATCGTAAAAGCACCTACTAGCCTGGTCCAAATCTAAATCGATTTCAACCTTTATCTTAGACATTCTTTCCTCCATCTCTTTCCATCGCATACATCCGTGCCCCAAAAATACCCTCGCCAAAACGACAACACATGAAATAATGCAACGATCCAAAATGGCGCAAGTATCGTCCGTATATGTGGCGATGCTGAAAGCATTAACAGTCCGATAAACAACATCATTTTGAGGCCAACCCACATAGGAGCTATGTGCATCAGTCCTTTGGGATCATGCTTACCTTCATAGTATGTAAGCCTAGCACCGTAAAAATGATTTTTGTATACATGAGGCCACAACACTATCTTTAAAGGTGTAATACCATTTCTTCGCACGCCTACAACCAGGTGGCTTGACTCGTGTAGTGTGGCTTGTAACCACCACGCTAGTGGTGTGGATAATAACACCCACCATGTCCATTCAAACATCAGATCTGCCTTATGTTGGCAAGGTATAAAGATCTCTTCCTTGCCTTCTCAAATGATTTGAAAATCTCTTCGCATTCTTGAAGGTATTTATAGAAATCCATCACTTGATCATCGTTCTCAAAAACCTTTTTACCCTTTTTACCATCTCCGTCCAGTTGCACTCCCTCAAGGTTGAAGTCATTAATGTTTTTCATTGTGTTCCTTATTTTAACTTTGGGAGGTTTCAGGCCACCAGCAATAACACCCACTATGTCCATTCAAACATTGAAGTACCCCTTGTTATAGCCAGTGGCCTCCGCGACGAACGCAACGGATATAGAGGTCGTAGTACTTGCCGCCGTAGCTCACGTAGCCGTTGGCGAAGTACACTTGCCATACGTGGTCCGGAATCGGCGTGTAGGACGACGACGACCAAAACCACTTGCTAGGTGTTTCTGGAAAGTCCGTTGCTGGATTACATTTACTGAAGTCGATAAGAGCAAATAGCTCTCCAGCCGTAGGCGATCGCCAATCATTGTAACCGGCTAAACTAAGCTTTGGGGCATAGTCCATGG